TTTTAGGGGGTAAGATCTGGTAAGAAATCTTCCCATATTTTACATTGTCAAAAATGGTAAGGAATTTGACCAGATTGTACATCATTTTCGAATACCAGATTATACATCATGCTCAAAACAGCTTACCAGATATGACATTATGCCTAAACGGCCCAAAACAGGCCCATTTACGGCTTCCAGGGTGCGGATGGGTGTTGTATCATCCGAGATCGTGGACGCGATTTCGGTTAAAAACTTGGTAAGAATTGTGACCAGATTTGACATCATGGAAAATAGCCTGGTCAGCTGCCAGGATCATGGAAGTCTGTACAAAGTACCAGATCATACCAGATTATACATTGATGGATTTTATTTCCTATTATATAATTAAGCATCAAAAGCGCTACGCGCGGAAGGGATGGAATATCATGGGTGACTACAGATTCATTTCAAAAGACCTTGGGGAAGTTTGGGATATTGAGGAAAACAATTTTCTGTGGAATCCTTCCCGTTGGTACGGCAGCATTATTTCATACATCAAATGGAACCGGGAGCATAACCGGGAGTCATGCGATGATATATCGTTTATTGAATGCTGGCATGCTGATCGGTACTATGGTATGATAGCGGTATCAGACCGGATGGTTCAATGGATTACACACAGCACCGATCCTGTGATGTATCGCAGGTATAATTCTGTAAAAAGGAGACTGAAGAAAAAATGAAATACACGTTATACTGTGTGCCTGGCCGGAACTTCCGGCCGGGCGCTCATTGTTTGCTAATCGGGAAATGGTTGGAGCCGAAAGATGACAGGATCATCCTGGTGCATGGTAACCTGCCGGATCGGAAGGCATCGGAGATTCTGCGCGGTACGATGGTCGCAGTGTTTAAGGACAGCCGGTATCATACGTTGTCGATTGAAGCCGGCTATAATCCAGACTATATCAGACGCTTGGAAAGCATCGAGACATCGCAGCAGTTCTGCGGTTATTTACTTAAGCAGGGATGGAATGATAGAATATTTGTTGGGGGTGTGGAATTATGAAAATTGATAAAATGAGATGGTATAAGATTGATATTGACGGCCGGGAACATATCGTCCGGGTGGATGATTCTATCATGAAATATTGCGTGGTCGAGTATTACGATGGCCGGCTGTGGTTTACCGGAAGCTGTGCAGGCTGTAAGAAATGGGTAGAAAATCACCTGGTCAAAAAAGATTATCCTTATACTATTGAAGGGGGAATGAAATAATGGCTTTTGACAGCAAAGAATATACCCGGCTTCGCGATATCGCGCAAAAGCGGATTAAGCGCGGTCAGGCTGCAGGTTACGGTCTGGACGGTGTAAAAGTTCCTACGGTCAAAGAACTTCGCCAGCGCGGAGAGTATGCCCAGCAAATTGAAATGATGCGCTTGCAGCAGTTCCTGCAGACAGGCTTTTCCCTGGAGCGCCGGAGACAGGCCAGCCGGGAGACGCTGACAGAGGAACAGCGCCGGGAGCGCAGGAGAGAACAGAGCCGGGATTATCGCCGGAGAAAGAAAACCTATGATTATGAGCCGGTCAAAGGAAAAAAATACCGGGAATATCTGAAGGGTGTCAAAACGATGGGGGTTGACATACCCCCCTCCCAGCTGCCGGCCTTTTTCGCGTATATGGATTATCGGTTTGCCCAGGGCGCTGGAAGTAAGAAGTATGTGTTTGATATCTTTGTCGATGACTTTAAAACCATGATACGGAAAGGATACCAGCCGGAACAGATTCTGGGGGATTTCCAGAAGTTTGAAGCTGAACAAGCAGAAATAGCCAGCCGGGCCGGAAGCATGGAAGGAATGACAGCTGAAAAGGCGGTTGGCCTGTGGGATGAATTTGTAAACAGATAAAGGAAGGATGCAGGGATGGTTATAGATTGGACGACCTTTGATTTTGACGCGCTGTTTTTAGATCATGGAACTGTACCTATGGGGAAGCAGCGCCGGAAGAAGGACAAACGGTATACCATGAATCTGTACTGCGCGTTTGACATCGAAACCAGTACAGTATGGTTATCAGAAAACCGGGCTGATTTTGATGTCCATAGTTTCATGTATTCATGGGCTTTCCAGATCGAGGAATACACGATCTGTGGCCGGGAATGGGCTGATTATTTCCGGTTCCTGGATCGCTTAAAGAAAGCGCTGGTTACCGTAAAGGAAAAGCGATATTGCGAGGTTGTGCCGAAGCTGGTTATCTGGGTGCATAACCTGGCGTATGAATTTTCGTTCTTATCTGGTCTATATCCGTTCACATCTGAAGAATGTTTTTTCCGGGATGTACGGAAGCCGATATACTGCACAATGTTTGAAGTGTTTGAATACCGGTGTAGTTACATCCAGACGAATCTGTCCCTTGCTATGCTTTGTAAGCAGATGGGCGTTCCGGAAAAGCTGTCTGGTCAGAAGTTCAATTATGATATTATCCGGTTTCCCTGGACACCGTTGTCAGATTATGAGAAGGATTATATCATTACGGACGTTGAATCGCTGGTCAAGGCCATGCGGATCAGAGTAGAACAAGCCGGTGATACCCTGGTCACCGTACCGCTTACCAGCACCGGGTATGTTCGCCGGGAGTGTAAAGCAGCTTTGCAGGGCCGGTATTATGATATCGGGGAAATGAAACCGGACGAGGAACAGTACCGGCTGTTGCGCATGGCTTTTCGTGGTGGTAATACACACGCAGCAGCCGGCCAGGCTGATAAGATCATCAAGAATGTGAACAGCTATGATATTGTTTCCTGCTACCCGACACAGCAGCTGACGCAAAAATTCCCTATGAAACCCTTCAAATGGCTGGACTGCCGGCTGACGCTTCAGCGCGTTTTCCGGTTTATCGGTCTGGGGTATGCGGTGGTCGGATTGTATCAGTTTAAAGGGCTGCGCTTAAAGAACAAGAAAACACCAATTCCGTATATCAGCTTATCCCGGACGGAAACCTTAATGTACCGGGATGAAGAATATACCGACAAAAACGGTGTGAAGCGCACCAGGAAGAAAAGTTTGGTCAAGCTGGACAACGGCCGGATTCTGGAAAGCTACTATTCTGAAATGGCATTGACGGAAATTGACCTGGAAATTATCCTGGATCAGTATGATTTTGACGAGATTGGGATACTGAAAGCGATGGTAGCCAGAAAGGATTATCTGCCGGAAGAATACCGGAAAGTTATCCAGGAATATTATAACAACAAAACAGCGCTGAAGGGTGACAACACCGACCAAGGGTTATACCTCTACACAAAAAGTAAAAATATGCTGAATAGTGTCTATGGGATGTCAGCCACAGACCCTATTCATCAAGAAATAACTTATTGTGACGGTGAATATAGCCGGTCAAGTTATGAAAGCATGACCGAAGAGGAAAAGGCCAAGGCGCTTAAACAAGCACCGTTTCCCTATCAATGGGGGGTATACACCACGGCCCTGGCCCGGCAGCAGCTGCAGAGGGCTATAAACTTATGTGGTCAGAAAATTATTTATTGTGATACAGACAGCGTGAAAGTTCGGGGAGAAGTAAATATTCAGAAGCTGAATGATTATCAGCTTAATAAAGCGATCAAGGCGAATGCCTACGCAGATGATCGGAACGGCCACCGGCATTATATAGGATTGTTTGAACAGGACGCAAAATATGACCGGTTTATCACCCAGGGCGCGAAGCGCTACGCTTACGAAAAAGATGGTCACATCGGGGTTACTGTTTCCGGTGTCACGAAGAAGCGCAACGAAGAAACCGGGGAATTTTTCGCGGTGGAAGAATTGGGGAAGCTGGAGAATTTCCGCGTGGGGATGACCTGGAGCTCTGCTGGTGGTACTATGGCGGTATATAATGATAATGATGATTTTGATTACACAGACCCTGAGTCAGGGCGAACGGTTCATGTAAGTAAGAATGTCAGTATTATTCCGACCACCTACAAAATGACATACAGCCGGGATTATGAACAGCTGCTGGGAGAAATCAAACTGTACGGAGAATATAAATCAGAAAGGGAGTAAAAGGGATGGCTAAAATTTATACTTCAGATGGTTGGGTTAATTGGGATTATATTGTAAGCCAGGGCGCGGCGTTTAATATGATCGTGGGCGCTCGCGGTGTCGGGAAAACATACGGTCTGATTAAGTACGCCCTGGAACATGACCGGCCGTTTCTGTATGTCCGGCGCTTAAAAAGCCAGCTTGACCAATGCGCTACGATTGACGGTAACCCTTTCAATAAGATCAATAAAGATATGGGCCTGTCAATCCGGCCGAAAAATACCAGGGCCGGGATCGTGTTCGCGGATGATGAAAAGGCTGTGGCCCTGGGCGTGGCCCTGTCTACGGTCGCGAATGTTCGGGGTTTTGACTACTCACAGTATGATATGATACTTTTTGATGAAGCCATAGCCAGCGAAGGGGAACGGCCGATCCCGAAAGAGTTTTCCGCTTTCTTAAACTTTTATGAAACGGTCAACCGAAACCGGGAACTGGCCGGGGAGCCGGCTGTCCAATGTTTCCTTCTGGGGAACGCCAACCGATTGACCAACCCTTACTTTTCCGGCTGGGGTTTCATGCGTACCGCGCTGAAGATGCTGCAGGGCCGGCAGATGGTCTGGCGGTCAGCTGACGGAACCAGGCTGATGATCATGTTGGTGGACAGCGCAATATCTAATAGGAAGAAAGAGACAGCGCTTTATAAAAATGCCAGCCGGGATTTCATGACAATGGCTCTTGATAATGCTTTCCGCACGGACGGAACGCAGATAAGATCAATGCCCCTTCGGGAGTTTAATCACCTGGTAAGCATCGGGGAAATCGGCATATACCGGCACAAAAGCCAGCGACTTTATTATGTATCGTTCGTCACCAATAAGGATAAAGTATATGACAGTTATGGCATTGGCTTAAAAATGTTCCGGGAAGATTTTTATTCTTTGAGGTTGTTCTACATTGTGCAGAAAATCGTTTATTTTGAAAATTATGAATGTGAACTGATTTTCCGTGAATTATTTGATTTGACATAGTTTCAATAGTTTGCTATAATTTGAATAGATCGGGACACCCTTTAACCGATCAAAATAAATTGATTAAGGATGGTGCTAAAAATGGAACTTACCGGTATTCAGAAATTCAAGGCTATGAATGACAAACATGAGAATCTGAAGGATTGCGAGGGTATGATTATTAAGCCCGTAGCTTTCCACATCCACAACTACGAGGACACAAAAGGCAAGGAGCACACCGTGTTGGTGATCCTTAACGGCTACGATCAGGAAATGTATAAAACCGAAGTTGCTGCTTTCATCGAGAAGTTCACCAAGTATGACGATGCTTTCGGGGATATGCCCGACGATGAGAAGCCCGATATCGTTATCACGATTCTTACCAGCAAAGCCGGCAATCGGTATGTCGGGTTCGACCTGGTGGAAGCTGAAGGATGATTGACAGTAGCCCGGTAAATCAATAGAATAAATACAGGGATGGTTCCGTACTTCCCCTACGCAAGCCCCGGAAGGGTGGGGGTGCTCTGGCGAGAGCGCGAGGGTTCGGAACCATCTTTTATTATTCAGAAAGAAGGGGATCATTATGCAGGATATCATTACGATCATTCAAACTGTAGGCTTCCCGATTGCTTGCGCGATTGCTATGTTTCTTATGCTGCAATCAGAACAGAAAGCACACCGGGAAGAAAGCGAGAAACTTTCCGAAACGATCACCGATTTAAAAGTCAGTTTTTCGGACGCGATCCACGACCAGGAAAACCAGATGGTGGAAGCGATCAATAACAATACTCTGGTTATCCAGAAATTGATGGACAAGGGGGATGAGTAAATGTATACGGGGATGGCATACGGCCGGAAAGCTGAAGACCCTGCTTATAACCGGCTGACCTATGCTCAGGTAGATTGCCAGGCTTTCTGTGAGAAGGTGCTTTATGATCTGGGTGTACGAACGGCCAAGGGTGGCCGGTATGATTGGCGCGGAAGTAATGATATGTGGCGCAACGCAGTTTCCTGGAAAGGGACGGTAGAGGAAGCCCGGCAGAAGTTCGGGGAAGTACCAGTCGGCAGCTGGGCCTTTATGGTCAAGCATGACGGTGGAGAAGTTCCCAGGGGTTACCATGATGATCAAGGGAACGCTTCCCATGTTTCCATCGTGGTTAATCAATCACAGGTGCGAGACAGCACCAAAGGAACAGGCAGGGACGGTGTGGCATATCGGAAGCTGTCCGACTTCAATATGATCGGGCTGCCTAAAATGCTTGACTTTAACGGTACATCCCATAATATTATTGAAGTAGAGGAAAGCGAACTGAAGAATACAATCAGTTCCCTGGAATCGATACTTAATAATATGAAGGGATGGATTACAAAATGACCGCTACCGAGATTCTGAAACTTCTGGACGCCGGATATACCAAGGATGAAATTTCCGCGATGGATAGCCAGGAACAGCTTCCTGCTGATCAGCCGGAACCCGAACCGGCCCAGCAACCGGAAGAACAGCCGGAAGCCCCGGCCGAAAACACCGATTCTGTTAATGCTGAAGTGTCAGCGCTGAAGGATGAACTTTCAAACACCCGGCAGCAGCTGGCCCAGCTTGTTAAACAGATGCAGTCCAGCAATCTGAAAACGGCCAGCGTGAACATCCTGCCGGAAGCAGACCTGGAACGAAAAACCGATGAAGCGATGGCCGAACTGATCCGGCCAAGCTATGAGAAAGGAGAGAACAAATAATGTCCGTTAATACCCTAAACTTTGAACAGGTAAGCACCGTCTTAACCAGCATCGTCAAACAGGCGACCGGTCAGACCGTACTTACCCCCACCGATACCGGCAGTTTTGTAAGCGTTGCACAGGTGGCGCTCCAGGCCGGCAGGGATGCTGTGATGCAGGCGATCACCAACGTGATCGGCCGGACGATTTTCAGTATTCGGCCGTATTCCGCGAAAATGGAGGGGCTGATGATGGACACCTTCCGCTGGGGCAACGTAATGCGGAAGCTGTCGATTGCTGACTCCGATTGGGAAGACGATCCTGCTTATGCGTGGCCGGCCCTGTGGGATGCTACGCAGACACCCCCTTCCGGTGACGGCCAGGCCATTGACCCCTGGACGATCAAAAAGCCGAACGTTCTGCAGACCAATTTCTACGGCGCGTCTGTGTACTTCGATGAAATGACCATTTTCGAGGATCAGCTTGAAACCGCCTTCCGTGGCCCGGAAGAACTGGGCAGCTTCCTGTCGCTGATCATGACCAATTTGTCCAACCGCCTGGAACTGTCCAACGAGAACATTAAGCGCGGTCTGGTGGCTAATATGATCGGTTCCCTGGTGGACGAAGCAAACACAGACCGTGTTGTCCATCTGCTGACCGAATACAACACCGCGACCGGTCAGAGCTACACCAGCCAGACCATTTACGAGCCGGCGAACTTCGCGCCCTTCATGAAATGGGTATACAGCAGGGTGGCCCAGATTTCCGACAATATGACGGAGATGTCCACCAAGTATCAGACGGTTATCACCGGTAAGCCTATTCTCAGGCATACGCCCTACCAGGATCAGAGAATCTACCTGTATTCTCCGACCCGGCATGATATTGACGCGCGTGTCCTGGCTGATACCTTCCATGATACTTACCTGCGGTATGCTGACGTTGAAACCGTCAACTTCTGGCAGAGCATCAACAGCCCGGACAGCGTGAACGTAACGCCTGCATACACCGACACGGCCGGTGTGCTGAAGGTTCCGCAGAGCGCTGTCAGCCAGGGCAATATCTTCGGTGTGATGTTTGACCGGGATATGATGGGTATGACCCTTCTGGATCGGCGCGTCCTGTCTACACCGCTGAACACCAAGGGCCTGTACCGTAACATTCATGTCCATTGTAAGCAGCGCGTGGTATTCGATAACACCGAAAAGGGTGTTGTCCTGCTGCTGGACTAATAGCCGGTACGGGTGGTCACCGTTACCGGAACCATCCCTTAATCCGGGACGGGGGATTCTGTCCCCTGTCCCTTTTCTTATATGGGAGATGATAAAATGATTGTGAATCTCTACAGTTTCCAGAAGAAAAAGAACAGCACCGCCCAGCCCCAAATCCAGACAGCTACCACCTTGACAAGCGTCCAGCTGAAGGATTCTACCGGGATCATGAATCCGATCCTTCTTATTAATCCGAATAATGCCGCGTTTTCGACCCCCTTTGTTCCTTCCGGTTTTAACTATGCGCACATTCCTTCTTTCGGCCGGTATTATTTTGTGAACGATTGGACATGGAGAAACGGCCTGTGGGAATGTTCGCTTTCTGTGGATGTCCTGGCATCCTTCAAAACATCCATTGGGGCTATGTCTGAATATGTCCTGCGGTCATCCTCACAATTTGAAACAAGCATTTCAGATATCACCTATCCGGTAACAACAAACTACGCTGTCACCAGGGCGCCGGTTGACCTTAACCTGGACATGGTTGGCTTTTATGTTCTGGGGATTATATCCAATTCTTCAGCCGTTTCTGAAGGTGCTATTTCCTATTATGTTATGACCGCAGCTGAAATGGCTAACTTCAAAAGTTATTTGATGTCAGAAACATTCCTTTCCGCGAACGGCCTGGCCAACCTGCAGGAAATGAACAAAGAATTAGTAAAGGTGGCATATAATCCCTTCCAATATATAGTGTCCTGTAAATTCTTCCCCTTCGCTTATCCTTCCAGCACCGGAACGGCTGTGTCATCCATTAACTTCGGATGGTGGTCTATTCCGATGTCCGCGCGTTTAATTTCCGGTTATGTCATCTTCTCGCAGCAGAGTGACACTTTCACAGCCGGCGCTCATCCCCAGGCCAGCCGGGGCCGGTATCTGAATCATGCACCTTATACGGAAATATACGTGATCCATCCCATGATAGGAACCGTGCTTCTGGATTCGAACAAGATTGAAGCAACGAACACGGTCATAATCACGGTCACGGCCGACGCTATATCCGGCCAGGGTGTCATTGACATTACAAACACCACGCGTGGAATCCGATTGTTTGAAACCTGCTCCAATATTGCCCAGGATATCCCCCTGGCACAAATTAACACCGATGTAATCGGGGTAGCCAGGACGGCAATCAGCAGCACAGGGGATGTTATTTCCAAAGTCGCAAATCTGGATATCGGCGGTGCGATCGCGTCAGCTGCTTCCGGTGTGCTTAATACGATTGAAGCGTCAATTCCTGTCCTGCAAGCGTCCGGTGTAAATGGAAATAAAGCAAACTATTATTTCAGCGCTGATTTCTATACCGTCAACCGGCAGGTGGTAGATGAAGACCTTGACCACCGTGGCCGGCCGTTGTGCGCGAATAAAACCATTAACACCTTGTCCGGTTTTATCCTGTGCGCTGATAGTCATTTTTCCGGTCAATGCTTTGATGCGGAAAAGGATATGGTCAATAGTTATCTCACATCTGGCTTCTATTATGAATGAGGTTTGAATTATGGCAGTAGATTCACCGATTCTGTATCACGATGCGTGGGTATATCTTCGTGATAGTTTAGGCCCTAACTATGGGGGAGCCAACGACCGGCAGAAGCAGAACGCCACGCTGTTTTATAATCAGCTGCGCGTGTTCGGATATTCCCATGTTTCGGCCTGTGCGATCCTGGGGAATATGCAGACGGAATCCGGCCTTTCCCCTGGTTCGCTTTCAGGACTTACCAACGAACTGCCCAACAACGGGGAACACCTGGACGATTTGACTAATGCGGTGATGTTCGATTGGCATGGCCAGGGCGCACATGATACCGGGCTGATTTCCTGGAACGGAACAGCCCAGGATGGCGGTAACGTGATCGCGTCCACCGCCCAGCGGTATAAGCTGGCCTGGTACAATTGGGAACTTCAGCTTTTCCGGCTGGAATTGGAATACATATATGATCCTTCCGGCTGGGGCGGTGTGAACGGAACAACATACTCCTCATGGCATCCCATCAGCGGAACGGCCGACATCACATGGAGCGCTTTTAAATCATACACCGGGGATATCGGAACGGCCACAGATTATTTCCGGCTATACAGGGAGCGTTCTTCCGGTGACCCGGACGGTAACCAGCATCGCAGGGACAACGCTGCATACTGGGCTGCCTACTTCGCCAATTATTCTGTCAGCGTCCAGGTAACAAATGTCATGAACGCGTGCATGGCGTACCTGTTCCGGGATTCGGGATATTTGTATACCCAATGGGTTGAAGGCGCCCAGATGGATTGTATCGGCTTTGTTAACCTGGTTAGAAAACGGCTGGGCATCCCGACCATCACAAACGGCACAAATTCTTTGTGGCGTAATGTAGGCGGAAACTTCCTATGGTGGCGCGGAACTATGCAGGAATGTTTAGATCAATACGGTGGTGTTCCTGTTGGCGCGTACCTTTTCAAATGCTACCCGGAAGGAAGCCCAGGATATAATCCACCGCCCCAATATCAAGGGGATGGGGTTGGAGATTTTAACCATATTGGTATATATACTGACAGGGGCCTGGGTGTCATGCAATCGGGCGGTTATGACGCCGGCCGGACAGGTGTAGCTGACACAGCTTTTCACCCTACGCAAACTAACCCACCACTTGCTTATGATTGGTGGACACACGTGGCTTTTGGTAATAATATAGTATTTGATCATGTGCCTGTACCACCGATCACCACCTTCCCACCAGCGTTATTCTCCACGATCTTTAAAAGAAAGAAGGTATTGGATAATGTCAAACACATTAGCACAAATTGAAATTCCGGCCGGCTACGGGGATATTAACCTCTACAATTCGCAGTTTTCCCCTTCAACGGTTCATGTGAAAAATGTTGCGCTGCAGCGCTATTTCCGTAAATACCTGCTGCAGAAAGCAATTTCAGTTTTCAAATGGACGCTGCCGGAAGAATGGGACGAAGACTATTTCAAATATGTTCTGTATGGCATCGGTTATATCGCGGTTCTGAATACCAAATCATTCGGTGTTATCTGCCAGGGTGGAGCGCTGGGCGGATATAACCTATACTATCGACCATCTTATATCATGATCACGAACCCCCTTATCCGGGGAACGATCACCGCAAATATCGGGACAGATTGCGCGGTTATCAAACTGCAGCCGGATTATTCGTCAATCATGGATATTATCGGATACTATGCCGACCAGCTGGCCCTGTGCGCTGAAGCCCTGGGGATGAATCTGGTCAACGTTAAAACCGGTGTGGTTTTCGGTGCGGAGAATAAGCAGCAGGCAGAATCCTATAAAAAGATGTATGATCAGCTTGGGGATGGTAACCCTGCCGTGGTAATCGGGAAAAATATGTTTGGCGTGGACGGTCAGCCTTCATGGTTCCCCTTCGTGCAGAATATGAAAGAACAGTATATTGCACCGGATATCCTGTCCGATATGCGGAAAATCGTCGCGATGTTTGATACGGATATAGGCATCCCGAACGCGAACACCGACAAAAAGGAACGACTGGTCACGGACGAGATAAACGCAAACAACGTTGAAACGGCTACCCGGTGCGAACTCTGGCTGGAATCCATCCAGAAGGGGATTAAAAAGGCGAACGAAATGTTCGGGCTGTCCCTGGCCGTTGATTGGCGCGTAAATCCCCAGACGGATATTGAAGATAATTGGAAGGGGGATACTGACAATGAGTAATGCTATGCTGTCCCTTCTGGGAATGTATCAATGGGATAATTCTTTGTTTGATGATATGACATTCCCCGAATCTTTCACCCAGGAAGCGAAAACCGTCTTCGTCAATAATCTGCTGATGGAGTGTGCGGAATTGGAAGTTTTGTACTCTGATTGGAATTTCTTAAAATTCGCTATCAAGAATTGGTCAGAGAAAGAGGTTATTTCCTGGAATCGGTATTACGCTGCTAT